GCTCCTGACCCCGGACGAGGAAATCCCCACAAGGGTAATTCTCGTCCCGAAGACTCAGGTCACACCACGAATCATCGCGGCTGAACCTACTGCAATGCAATATGTGCAGCAAGCCATCGCGATGGAAATCGTGGACGGGATCGAATCGCATCCGATCTCGTCATCCTTCGTCGGATTCAGAGAGCAGTGGCCTAACCAGGCCCTTGCCCACTTTGCGTCTGACGAAGGTTCGCTGGCAACGCTAGATCTTAGCGAGGCCAGCGATCGTGTGCCCAATTGGCTCGTCGAGGCAATCCTCGAGCCTTGGCCGCATCTTAATGAGGCGGTCCAGGCTTGTCGTTCGACACGAGCTGAGCTACCTGACGGAAGGGTAATCCCCCTCCTCAAGTTTGCTTCGATGGGGTCGGCTCTTACGTTTCCGATTGAGGCGATCGTCTTTGCGGCGGTCACCATAGTCGGTGTACATAGAGCACTGTCACTCCAGGTGTCACGGAAATCCCTAAAAAGGATGGGCCGTGACGAGGTGCGTGTCTACGGGGACGACATAATCTGTCCCTCCGTGACAGCTGAATCCGTGATCCGTTCACTGGAAGCTTTTGGCTTCAAGGTGAACAGGAGCAAGTCTTTCTGGACTGGCTTGTTCAGAGAGTCTTGCGGCAAGGAGTACTGGAACGGACGCGAGGTAACTATTACTCGAATCCGCCACAGGTTCCCCGCCTCACGGCACGACGCGAAAGAGACGGCATCAGCCGTGTCTTCTCGAAACCAGTTTTATTGCGCTGGTCTCATGAAGACTGTGGCGCTCTTCGATGAGGAGCTTACCCGGATACTAAAGGGTAAGTTTCCAATCGTTGAGTCGACGTCTCCTTTGCTGGGACGTCTGGACTTCAACGCACCGCCCTCAGGCGATGCGTTCTGTCCAGATCACCACGTGCCCCTTGCGAGGGGGTATGTGGTGCAGGCCAAGATCCCGGAAAACGAGATCGATGGTCTAGCGGCCCTGCTCAAGTGCTTGGTGGCCCCCGGTAACGAGGACCCCGAGCATCTGACGCGTAGTGGACGACCACGCTCCGTCAAGCTTAAGAGCGTGATGGGCCCCGTCTTCTAACAGAGGACGGGGTGCGGTGGGAGGGATACCCACC